GTAAATTTCTAAGACTATAATCAATAAACCAATCATCTGGTGTAATTGTATGTCTAATACCAACAATATTTAATTTACCAACATATCTTTTTGTTTTTGCTTTGTCTAACCAAATACCAACAAGAATATTATCTGCAATATCTACTCCCTTGGCCTTTGTAACATTTGTAATGCCATTCCATCTAATACTATTTAATTCTTTTAATGGCTTTGCTGTATAAGGAATAACTTTTGATTCAAAATCATCAAGAGTTGCAGTAATTTGTCCACCGCTAATTGTGTCAAAATAAATTGGTGCATGTATTTCTATACCTTGCATTCCATAATTATTTACTGATGTTTGATTTGATGAACTTCCAAGTAATTGGTCCCCGCTTGTAAATGTAGTGCCACTATTAGTCCAACGACCATATTTATTATATAAAGTAAACTGATTAACAATCTTTTCAAAGTTATCATTAATCATAGGGTCATAAAATGTTTCAACAGATGTATTCCATGCACCAGTTCCTGGAATAGCATCTTTATCGTCAGTAAATCTTATTTTTGATGTTGCTAACTTAACAGAACCAAATAATTCACCATTATTCTTATATATCATTGAGCCATCTGGTTTACACCATGACCATCCAAATGGTTCTGAAAACTGACTCATTACTTTATAGTTGTCATACATATTGCTATTGTCTGCCCAGTCAGTTCCATAAGTAAATGTTGTGCTTGACAAACTACCTGAAAATTCTGTAAAGCCATACTTCTGATAATTTGCTGCAGTATTCATATGAGTATAAAAATCAGAAACAGACCAGCCTTGGAATGAATATGCTGTGGCATGGTCAATATATGTTTTTGACATTAATCCAATGGTGTCAATTGCTGTTAATTCAATTATTGGGTCATCTTGTACTTGTGAATTAACATCTATTGCCTGAATCCATCCAGTAAATATTGCTGTTGAATCTGCAGTAATCCTACATTTTATATTTGGTTTTAGGGCGGAAGTTACAGTTGGGTCCAATAATTCATTACGAGATACAACAGTTAATACTCCAGTGTCTGGGTGGTCCCAATAATATATTGGACTTAAATTACCACGAACAATATCAATATTAACAATTTTATCTGTGTAATCTACCCAAGTTGAACTTAGGTATATTTCAAATTTTATATGATCAACTGACCGTGCCATATTATCTGCTTATCTTCCCATACCTATTCAATGCATTATTAACTGTTCTTGCTATCTCGTATGGATCAGCACCCATACCTGCATTGATTGTAATATTAATACCAGCAGCACCTCCACCAACATTTATGGTTGGTAAATTAATTCCTGGTTTTCCTGGTAGGCCCATACCCATATAAAGACCTTCAGTAATATTTTCTCCAATGCCCATCATAACTTTGGATGGAGATGAAATCTTTAATATCTTTCTAACTGCTTCTGGAATATTTGCATTTACCCAGCCAGCAAGCAACATCTTAAACCAATTAGTCATTGATGATAAACCTTGCCAAATACCACGAGCAATATCTTTACCAACTTCAATCATGAAACCAAAAACTTCACCAAGTTTATCCTTGATATTTGTTGCTACATCAGTAATAAAGCCTTTAATACTATCCCAAATCTTTGAGGCTGAATCTTTTAATTTATTAAATTGTTCAACAGCCTTGTCTTTCATTTCTGTAAACTTATCAATAACTGTTAAAACAATTACTTTAATATTATCAATAATAGTGATACCAATTTCAAGCCATCTCTTTCCAATATCAACAATTAAGAAATCTAAAATAGTTAATACTGTTTCTTTTATAAGATTCCAACCATCCTCAATTATTGAAAAGATTGTATCTTTACCTTTTTTAAATAATGCTGCTAAAGAATCTCTTAAAGAATTCCATAATGCTTTAACTATGTCAATAATCAATACAACCTTTTCAACTACAGCAGTCTTTACTGCTTCCCATAGTTCTTTAAACTTTTCAACAATCTCATCTTTATATGTGACTACCCATAATGTAAATAGTCCAAATGGTCCTGTAAGTACCGCCAGAATCTTAGGCCAATTCTCTTCTATCCATTTAATTGCATCTCCAAGAAGTTCCTTGGCTTTATCAACCATATCACCAATCCATTTCTTGACTGCTTCATATACATCTTTAACAACTTTAGTAACATCATCCCAATGCTGAATTAATAATACGATTGCTGCAATTACAAGGCCAATACCAAGACCTGCTAATGCAACTCTTACAAGATTTAATCCTGCTGCTGCAGCCCCAGATGCTGCGGGTAGCAATCCTAATTGAACTAATGCTGATTGCATATTAGCAACAAAACTAATTAATGGTCCACCAATACCTACTAATGCTAATAATCCTAATGAGAAATTCTGTACTGGAGTTGGCAATGCATCAAATGCATCAAGCATTTTTGTTAGGAAATCAATACCTTTTTCAAGGATTGGTAAAACCTTTGTACCTAATGTTTCTTTGAAATTAGCAAGTGCTACATCAAATCTTTGAGTTGCTGTAACATTTTTAGCAGCAGCATCTCCATATTTTGTTGCACCTTCTGATATTAATAAATTAAGTGCTTCTTGGTTTTTGCCTGCTTTAGATAATGCTTCTGCTTGGTCATAAACAGATTGTTTTAGACCTGGGAATATCTTTTGTAATTCTCCAGCCTTTAATACACCATCAGCAAATGCCTTGGCTAATTTACCACTTGCAGCCTCTGCTGCTACAGCACCACCAGTAAATGCTTCTACATCTTTAAATATTTTAACAAGTTCAGCAGACGATGCTTGAACTTCTTTAGGTAATCTTGAACCTAATTGTGTAGCAAGTTTAATAATTTCATCATTATCAACTGCTAATTCTTTACCAAATGCCTCAGCATCTTTTGTTATTTCTTCTAATGCCTTAGAGCCTGCACCAAATGTAGTAACTGCTCCACGCATTGCTTCTTGAGCATCTTTAGCCTCATCAATACCTTGTTTTAAAAATGAAATACCTTGTTTTAAAACAAAAGCGGAAGCAGCAGCAGTAGCAGCCTTAGCAACACCTTTTAATTTACCATCAATCGTGCCAAGTTGTTTGTTAGCATCATCAAGTCCCTGCGAAAGTTTCTTGGTTTCTGCAACAATATCAATTACTATCTGTTGTGCCACTACTTCCTCCTATTGAGTTCTTCAACCAATGCGCCATATTCTTCAAATGTAAGTTCCCAGAATTGTTCTGGTGTATAACCTGTGGCTATACAGAACTTAGCCATTGCACTTAGGCTGAAGTATCCTCTTTTGGGACTACTACATCCATTCCAGATGCTTCTGACAATTGGGTAATTGTCATAGTCTCTGCATCCTCTATTGTAAGCCCTGGGTTATTTCTCTTAGCCATCATATATTGCATTGCAAAGGCTAATTTTGCTTTTGATTGAGATTGTTCCCATTCATCCATAGGCAATTCAAGGTATGCTTCTATTTCTGCTAACTCTTTCCACTTCATAGTGGACAATAAATCATTATTCATCACTGACTCCTAATCTAAGTTATATCGTTTAATGACTGATTCTATATAGTTGTTGTATTTTTCTTCAATATATGTTAAGTTTTCATATACTGCTGGTCTTAAATATGGTTGTTCTTGAATATTCTTTTCAGGCCATCCATATTCTTGTACTCCTGCATAAACTACTGTATTACTACCTGCCAAGATTTGTGCTTTCTCAGCAGATGGATTGCCTTTGACTGATGATGCAAGGGCACCAGTAAGGCGAGGAGCCATAGCAGAGGCTTTCTTTGATAATTCTTCACTTAAGTCTTTGTTAAGTTCTGATCTATCAATAATATCTTTTTCAATCTTAGCAAGAGCGGCTTTTACTTGCTCTTCACCTTTTACTGAAACTGATATAGCCTCTGCCATGACAACCTAATTAGAACGACTCTACTCTTGTTGGCTTACCATCAAGAATGAAGTTAATGTCATAAGTAAAGTATTCTCCTGCTGCTCCACCAAGGTTTGGAACAACTTCTGCATAACCTGATGCTGTGAACCATGGTTGTGATGCGGAAGGTGTTGCATTTCCGTGTGGTGCGTATGAGATGTTTACTGTTACTCCTGCATTGTCCCACAAAAATGAGTGGAATGATGCTGCTGCAGTATCCTGGAAACCAGTAACTGCACATGTGAAATCAAGAGAATCTTCGTAGTTTCCAAAGCCAAGAGTATTGACAGCAGATGAGAAAGTTACATTACTTACTCCACCTGCATATTCAGTACCATCAACTTCAAACACGATAGACTTACCTTTAATTCGTGCCATGTTAATTTCCTCCTTCAATATCTATTGAAATTCTTATATTTGTTGCCAAAAATTTGGCTCCATTCACATCTAATATGAACGGTTTGTCTATTGACATTTTGTTTGCTGTTGTATATTCCCACATAGCAGGAATAAGAGTATCTAAAGTATCATCAAGATTTTCTGTTTCTGTCTCATTAGTTGCATATGGAACAATTACTAATATTTTCCAATTTGTAGCATAATCTGCATCATATTGATTTTCATATACTGTCAAAAATTCTGTATCAGGTTCAATGATTGCACATAATGGATTTGGTCTTTCTGGTACATATTGATATACCTTTGAAATACCGCCAAGAATTATTGCTGATTCTAAATCTGCTCTTACCGAACTAAGGTTCATGCAAACCTCGTCATATAGCGATTTAATAAAGGATATACACCAACGAGAGGGTCCCTTGCTGTATTAGCAGGTGCGCCATCATAAGTAGCGTATTGAGCCACTCCCATTGGTGCATTACGACGCTGGAATAGTTCTGACCCTACTTCAATGTAGCAACGCTTTAAAACACTGACAGGAATTTTTGATGACTGAGTATAACTTGCCACCAATTCCTTTGCGGCGTCCCAACATTCTTCTACATAGGCATCATCGTTAGATGAGGCACCTACATATGCTTGCAAATCAGTCCAGTCCATTGTCTTACTCCTTTAA